AGGGGCTGATCGCCAGCGGTTACTCCAAGGTGGTGGCTTGGTTGTTTTACAGCGCTGTCCGGGTTGGTGGATGGCTCCATTGGAGCCGTCGCCAGGACGGCCTGGATATGACAAACGATTTTGTACCAGCTGACTTCGATTGGGGTGCGCCGTGATGCGACTGTCGATACTAATGGCTCTGCTGCTGAGCAGCTGTCAGCCAGCCTATGCCGGCGCCGAGCCGACCATGATCACGGTCGATTTGTGGGTGTTGCTGACAACGTTCGTCGGATTGCTGGCGTCATTCTTTGTAGCGTGTGCGGGTGCAGGTCGTTTGCTACTTGGTCAGTTTCAGCGGCATATGGATGCTCGTTTTGTTGTGATCGACGAGAAACTGGCCGGGATCGAGGCAGCCAACAAAGAGGAGGCTGCGCAGTGGAAGCAGGTGGAGCGCGACTTGATGATGCTGAAGGCTGACCTACCGTTGAACTATGTCCGACGCGAGGACTACACGCGCGGGCAAAGCATCATTGAAGCGAAGCTGGATGGTTTGGCTTCGAAGATTGAGGCCGCGCAGTTGCGTGGCATGTTGGGAGTAAAAAAAGATGCCAATTGATGTCGCCAAAATCCGCCGCGAGCACTTGCGGTGGCTGATCATACTCACCCTGAATAATGCGCGCCCGATCGGATCGTTTGAGGGACCGGTGCTATCTGTCGCGCAGGCAGAATATCCGGACGCAACCGCGCTGGAGTTGCGCCGTGAGCTGGATTACCTGCACGACCGTGAACTGGTCCAGGTTATCAAGCGCCCGGATAGCAAGTGGTTCGCAGAGTTGACCCGGCTGGGTGTTGACCTGGCCGAGTACACCATTGACTGCGAGCCGGGCATTGCGCGGCCTGAAAAGTACTGGTGACCCTATGGGCCGGAAATCATCGATAGACCGCCTGCCGGACGACATCAAAGCCTACATACAGGGCCAACTTGCTGATGGCAGCATGACGCTCGATGAGCTGATTAATGATCTGCAGTCGCGCTGGCCTGGTGAGGCCGCTGCTGGCGACCTGCCCAGCAGGTCAGCCGTTGGACGGTATGGTCAAAAGCTGGAACGGCGCCTGGCAGCAATCCGGGCCAGTACCGAAGCGGCGAAGATCATTCGCGCACAAGCGGGCGACAGGGAGGATGCCCGCAGTGAAGCACTGACAGCCATGATCCAGTCGGAGCTGTTCGAATCGATCATGCAGCTGCAGGAGGCCAGCGACGAGGAAATGGACCCGGCGGAACGGGTTGGCCTGCTGTCCGCTGCTGCAAAGAACATTGCCACCCTGACACGCAGCTCGGTGGCTTTGAAGAAGTATCAGGAGGAAGCGGCGGATAAGGCCCGGCGTGAACTGCTGCAGGAGCAACAACAGCGGCTCGAGGAAATGCGTGGCCAGGACGGTATGAGCGAGCAGTTCGAGCAGCGCATCCGTAAAATTCTGATGGGCAAAGAGTGATGGCAGACCAGCTGGGCAAAACACTGAAGGCCACGTCGGAGCCACGCAAGATTGATCTGGTGGAGGAGATGGCATTACATGGCGTCGATGTTCCCCAGGACATCGGCGATGCCCAGCCTGCAGACGAGCCGGTTTTTCTGCCCTACCAGCAGCGTTGGTTCGAAGACGAATCCCAGATCATGATCGCCGAGAAGTCCCGGCGGACTGGTCTGACCTGGGCCGAAGCCGGCCGCAATGTCATCAATGCCGCCAAGCCCCGCAAACGCGGTGGCTGCAATACCTTCTACGTGGGCAGCAAGCAGGAGATGGCGCTGGAATACATTGCCGCCTGCGCGCTGTTCGCCAAAGCCTTCAACGAGCTGGCCCAGGCCGATGTTTACGAGCAGACGTTCTGGGACGATGGCAAGAAAGAAGAAATCCTCACCTACATGATCCGCTTCCCGCGCACTGGCCGGAAGATCCAGGCGCTGAGTTCCCGCCCAAGCAACCTGCGGGGTCTGCAGGGCGATGTGGTGATTGATGAGGCGGCTTTTCACGAGTCGCTGCAGGAGCTGCTGAAAGCGGCTCTGGCATTGACGATGTGGGGTAACAAGGTGCGCCTGATCAGCACCCACAACGGTGTGGACAATGCGTTCAACCAGTACATCCAGGATGCTCGCGAAGGCCGCAAGGATTACAGCGTGCACCGCATCACGCTGGACAGTGCGATCGCAGAGGGGCTGTACACGCGGATCTGTTATGTCACCGGGCAGACCTGGTCGCCCGAGGCCGAGAAAAAATGGCGCGACGACCTGTATAAAAACGCCCCCAATGTGGAGTCCGCCGAGGAAGAATATGGCTGTGTGCCCAAGAAGTCCGGCGGGAACTACCTGACCCGCGTACTCATTGAGACGGCTATGGTGGTCGATCACTCGATTCGGATTTATCGCTATGAAGCGCCCGAAGGGTTCGAGAGCTGGACGCCGGCCATGCGGGAAGCTGATGTCGATACCTGGTGCAAAGAAAACCTGCAACCTGAACTGGCACGATTGAAGCCCACGTGGCGGCACGTCTTTGGCGAAGACTTTGCTCGCCGTGGAGACTTAACCGTATTCGTACCCGTGGCCATCATGCCCAATCTGCGCCGCCGTGTGCCGTTCGTCGTTGAGCTGCGCAACTTGACCTACGAGCAGCAGCGCCAGGTGATGTACTACATCTGTGATCGCCTGCCTCGCCGGGGTGGCCTGGCATTCGATGCCACCGGCAACGGCGGCTACCTAGCCGAACAGGCCGCACTTAAATATGGATCGACCGCCGTTGACCAGGTGCACCTGACGGCCGCGTGGTACCACGAATGGATGCCGAAACTGAAAGGCCAGTTCGAAGCGTTCAATTATGAGCTGCCACGTCATCAAACGGTGCTGGATGACCTGCTGTCGATCAAGGTGGAAAACGGGATCCCGCAGATCGATAAGGGCCGCAAGAAGGATCTGGAGTCCATGGGTGGGAAAGGCAAGCGCCATGGCGATTTCGCGGTGGCGCTGGTAATGGCCGAGCGCGCGATCTGGATGGATAGCACCGAGATCGACTTCACCGCCGTCCCGCGCCACTCACGTGGCTATGACAATCTGCAGAACGATGACGATGACGTTCAATTACCGGAGCAACACGCATGGTAACCACATCCCGCATTCTGGGCCCGGATGGCGAGCCTATCCGTATCGAGGCCATCCGCGAACCGCAGACCGCACACGTGACCGGCTTGCATCACGAAATTGCCAATCACCCGTCCCGTGGCCTGACGCCGACAAAGCTGGCTGCCATTCTGGATGCAGCCGAGCGCGGTGACATCGTTGCCCAGTACGAGCTGTTCGAGGACATGGAGGAAAAGGACGGCCACATCTTTGCCGAGATGGGCAAGCGGCGCCGTGCGGTGCTGGGCTTGCCCTGGGATATTGTGCCGCCGAACAATGCAAGCGCGGCAGAGAAGAAGGCTGCCGATCAGCTGTCGGAGTTGATGCAAAGCCTGGATGATTTTGAGGGCGTGCTGTTCGATGTGACCGATGCGATCGGCAAAGGCTTTGCCGCCCTTGAGTTTGACGGCTGGGCGCGCGCAGATGGGGTGTGGATGCCACGCGACATCATCCACCGGCCCCAAGCATGGTTCCAGACCGTGCGTGGGCCAAAGCAGGAGCTGCGGTTGCGTGGTGCGATGGGTGGAGAGCCATTGCAGCCGTTCGGTTGGTTGCTGCACGTGCACAAAGCCAAGAGCGGATACCTGGAGCGCAGCGCCCTGTTCCGCACGCTGGTGTGGCCGTACCTGGTCAAGAATTACAGCGTGGGCGATCTGGCCGAATTTTTGGAGATCTACGGCATCCCCATGCGGGTGGGCAAATACCCCTCTGGTGCGACCAAGGACGAGAAACTGACATTGCTGCGTGCACTGGCGCAGCTGGGGCACAACGCCGCAGGCATTATTCCGATCGGGATGGAGCTGGAATTTTTAAACGCTGCCGATGGCGACCCAGCCGCCTTCGAACTGATGATCAGCTGGTGTGAGCGCACCCAGTCGAAGGCGATACTGGGCGGCACACTGACTAGCCAGGCGGACGGCAAGAGCAGTACCAATGCGCTGGGCAACGTTCACAACGAGGTGCGCGAGGAGCTGCGTGATGCAGATGCTTTGCAGATTGCCAAGACACTGTCACGCCATCTGGTATATCCGATCGCCGTGCTGAACGGCATCGCTACCGAGTGGGCCCGCTGCCCGCGCTTTGAATTCATCACCGAAGAGCCCGAGGACATGGCGGCCTATGCGGAAGCGCTGCCGGTGTTTGTGGGCATGGGATTCAAGATCGGCCGCCAGTGGGCGCAGAGTAAAGTAGCGATCCCAGAGCCGGAGGCCGACGAGGAGATTCTGGTAGCCCCACGCAAGGAGCCGGCACCGGCACCGACACCAGCACCAGTTGCCGACAATGCCCAGCCAGGCGCGGTTGCCGCAGCCACCGCGCAGCGCCCGGCAGCGGATCCGGGCGTGGTACGGCTCGACACCGCGCTGCAGCCGATCACTGGTGAATGGATCTACAGGATTCGCGATCTGGTGGATAGGGCCACTACACTGGACGAGATCCGCGACGGCCTGGTGGCGTTGCTGCCGGATATGACGCTGGAACAGTACGCCGATGCGATGGCGCAGGCGCTGGCCGCCGCTGCGCTGAAAGGACGCTACGACATCGTGCAGGAGGCCGCCGGTGCCCGTTAGCGCCACGTCGCTGCCGTTCAGCGAGCAGATCGAGTTCTTCCGCCGCAAATTGAATATACCCACCGAAGGGTGGACCGATATTTATGGGGCTGAACACGACTGGGCGTTTATGGTGGCAGGTGCGAACCGCAATGCGCTGGTGGAGGATTTCCGGCAGGCAATTGAAAAGGCCATTGCCAGTGGTGGAACGCTGGAGCAGTTCCGGCGCGACTTTGATCGTATCGTGGCAACCCACGGATGGAGTTACAACGGCGGGCGCAACTGGCGCAGCCGCGTGATCTATGAAACCAATCTGCGCAGCAGTTATATGTCCGGTCGCTATCAGCAGCTGCTGGAGCTGCGCAACGAGCGCCCGTACTGGATGTATGTCCACAACGATGCGGTAGAGCATCCGCGCCCGTTACACCAAAGCTGGGATGGCCTGGTGTTGCGTTGGGATGATCCGTGGTGGCAATACCATTTCCCGATCAATGCGTGGGGTTGCCAGTGCAGTGTGCGGGCGTTGAGCGAGGCCGATCTGAAACGCATGGGCAAAGATGGGCCAGACCAGGCACCGGCTATCAACTGGGTGACACACACGATCGGACAGCGCAGCCCGAATGGCCCGCGTGACGTGGTGGTGCCTGATGGCATCGATCCGGGGTTTGAGCATGTTCCGGGGCAGTCGCGTCTGATCAGCCAGATTCCGCCGGAATCGCCAAATTCGCCAAGCGGATCCAGTGGTGTACCGGGCGTGCCGAATCGATCAGCGCCTGATCCGCTTCCACCAC